CCTCCGCCGTCGGAGTCAACTGCACCGCACGAAGGGCGTTGTCATTTTTGCCCCGGGTCACTTCCCCTCTGGAATTGATGGCCCGGTGAATCTGGATCACAGAGCCTTTTACATCCCTCCAACGCAAGCCGATCATCTCCCCCGGGCGCATCCCGGTGACCGCGCTGAACCGGTATGCGTTGATATAAGGATCTGGCACGACCACCCCGCGCCATAGGGTGGTATCAATGGCAAAGAGCTTTCTCAGATCTTCCGGTTGCAAGATGGTCTTTTCCCTCGATCTGGCCCCCTTCGGCACGTGTAGCGATTCCGGGTATAGCGTGGACATTTTGCCCAGCCTCATCCACTTGCAGAACGCCCGGAGATCAGCGCACATGGAACGGAGATATTTTCGACTCAAGCCACCCGCATAACCCCGGTTCACCGCAGTCTGCATCTGCGCCTCGGTCAGATCTTCAACCCGGCGGCGACCGATTACCGGTTTAACCCAAACTTTCCAGCGGCTTTCTACCGGTTCCCAGTTCGAGCGGCTGGTCGTCAGCTTCAGTTCCCCGATCCATTGCACGTAAGCATTCTCCACCAGCACCCGCGTATTTGAGATGCCGTCATCCAGCCAGGCATCGGCTTTGCGATTTGCCTCACGCTGTCCCGTCCTGCCCGGTGTAGCTGACGTGAACGCTCTCCGCTCCCCGTTCTTCTGCACTTTGATCTGCCAGCGCTGCTGCTTTTCCATCCAGACAGCCGTATTTGTTCTTTTTCCCATATAAACACCTCCAAAAGACAGGTACACTTTGACAAGCCCAGCCGGAGGTGCTACAATACAGATGTCTGGTCTGTGTATCACCTTCCGGGTGAGCCTGATCTATCTAAACGCTCTCGGTGCGCCAACACCGGGGGCGTTTTTGCATTTCAGGCACGGGCAGCAGGTCGCCACCCATGCAACAAAATTCTAGTCGTTTGCAACAATAAGTAGCATGCAAACTTTGTAGTCACGAAAAAGTGAGTATCCATGCGGGTTTTCAGATCAAAGCATACAATGTCTACTCAAGCCTTATATAAAGACCCTTATTAGAAGAAAATAAGAATACACACACGCGAGGGCACGCTTGATGCCCGCCCGCGTAGGGTTTATAGGAATTTCTGTATGCTTTGTTTCAGGTATGCAGCGTTCAAGTCGTAACGTTTTAGGCCCCAGGTTTGTGATACGATAACACCAGATTACACCACGCGCCCGGTGTACAAGC